GTGCTGCGCGAGAGATGCAGTCGATCATCATGAGCAAGCGAGACGGTATCGTAGCCAGGAATGTCTGCGGCATTAAGATGGCCAGACAGTATGACAACGTTTTGGAAATTGAATCATGAGCGCATTTGATAGTCAGATTGGCGGTAATCATTACAAGTCATTCAAAATACAGCCGGTAGAATTCATACACGCCAATGGCTTAGGCTATATTGCTGGAAACGTTGTCAAGTATGTTTGCAGGCATAAATTGAAACATAACAGCAGTATCGAAGACTTGCGGAAAGCTCGGCATTACATTGACATGCTGATTGAATCGGAGATGAAGGCAGAAGCGTTTGCGAGAAATCGCACCATTGGAGATGACCATGAATGATCAGGAAAACGATTTAGTAATTGACGCGGCTTTGAAATCTATTGCTCGCTATCAGATGGGAGGTGACGCTGCTAATCTTGAGCGAGCCAGAGATACGATCGATGATTTGATTGATCATCTGGCCGATCAAGTTGCTAGTGATCCGCACCTAACGCCATACGCGCAGCGGTGCATTGAAGACGATGACTGCGTTATTTGCGATTAACCCATTCCGTTAGGGTTGGCAATCTCTTTCCGGTGGTAATGTCTCCGCCAAGTCCGTTGTCGGCGTTTGAACAGTAAACCTCCCAATCTATCATCTCATCAACTGAGTAAAAATTTACTGGAATCTCATTCCTGATTGAGATTGCCATTGCCAGTTCATCAGGTGAATATATGCTATCAATGTTCATTTTTTAATCCCCTCGTTTAATGTTATCCATGCCTTTGCAGCAGTCTGAGGCACTACTCCGTTTCCCAAGAGCCTAATGCGGTCCACCCTGTCGGGACACCCATCAACCACTCGACCCAGTTTGGGTTCAGCATCCCAAGAGGCGTGTCGATGTCTTTGGCTTTCGCACATAGATAACTTTTCTTGTCCATGTGGGTGTGACTCTTGCTTCCCACTGGGCCGCAGTCCTTGTACTCGGATGCTCTTGGAGTCGGCCAAGATGTATACTCGCTTTCGCTGGTGATGAGCGCCGACTTCAGCCGCTGAGAATATTCCCCACGTTGCTTGATAACCTGCGCCTTCCAGATCGCCAATGACTTCTCTGAGTCCAAGGCTGATGTGTCCTTCGACGTTTTCAAACATGCACCGAACAGGTCGTATTGATCGGATGTGATCAAGGATGTAAGGCCAGAGGTGTCTGGGGTCTTCGGTGCCAAGTCGCTTTCCTGCTGCTGAAAACGGCTGGCACGGGTATCCTCCAGTGATAATGTCAACGCAGTCTCGAAAGAGATGCGCTGGGAAGGTTTTAAGATCCGTAAAGATAGGCGCTGGAACCAAGGCACCCGATTCCATCTTTGCGACCAAGTTCGCAATGGCGAAGGCTTCGATCTCCACATAAGCGATGACTCTATGCTTGACTCCAGCAAGGTCAAGTCCTCTCTCGATTCCACCATATCCTGAGCAAAAGCTGATGACAGTTGGTAATTCTTCGGCAATATCCACATTTTATCCCCTCTTACTTTTTATTTTGGTCGCCATTGGCTTCTTGCGCTTGGTTGTTATTTCTACCGCTGCCAATCCTGCGTACCAGAACATGACGAACAGCATTGTGACTTGCAATAATTCCATGTTATCCATTTTTATTTTTCCTTAATTTAATAATTTACCTTTGCACCCTTGTTGCTTGACTTAATAAATTCTTCGCCGAAAGCAAAAGCCATAACCTGCGCCTTATCCGAAGCGTTCAACGTAGCTATTGTTCCGCTTTCCAATACTTTTATCATTTCGCTAATGGTCATTTTGTTCCCCGTTCCGTTGTTGTGGGGCCGAAGCCCCGTTTAGCTTTCTAGAACATATATTCTTTGATGAAGTCATTTGTCAGCATTCTGCAAACATTGACCCATTTGCAAGCTCTGATTTTCGTATCAAAATGACTGCGCTCAACTGTAATAATATTATTTTCAATTGTGTAACGATATTCAGTATCTGCATGAGATTCATGGCTAAATGTAATCTCGGATTTTTCGTTTTTCCGAATAAACTTTTCTGCCGTCATCGCTTCGTTAAGATATTGAGCGGCACCTTGTGGGTATCCGTCATGGTGTATATAAACAGTTACATCTGAAGATTCTGTAATAAATTGGTAAGTTGCTCTTGTGCTCATAATGTAATCCCCGTTCCGTTGTTGTTGAGGTAATTATAGCCGTTTTTACCCTAAAGTAAAAGGTTTTTTATACTTTTTAATAAATAAATTATAATTATTTAGGTCAGCGCATTTTATTGCGCGTATTTCTGCGAGATTGTTACAGTTTGATGCGTCAGGTACGCCATTGGCGTATACGCTCGCCAAATAGCAATGCGATTTAGGCGGTTCTACGGAATTTGTTTCGTAAGCTATACAATGTACAGGGCGGGGCGCAAAAACGCCTCAGAGCGGCTTAGAATGCGTCTGATTGCGTTTAAAATTGATATTGAAGTGGTGGAGAGGTAAAAAATGGTGAGTGTTCGGGAATTTAACCCGATGCCGCCGGAGTTGGGGGAGGAACGGCAGTCACAGACACACTCAAAAACTAATGGGTAAACATATAAACGGCAACGCTGATAAGTCCTCCAGCAGCGGCCCAGAAGCCAGCAGTATACCAGCCTGATATTGAGTCCGTCTTGATCTGGCGTTCACGGACATCATCAATCGTTTTAGAATGACCGTTAATTCTTGTCTCATGCAGATCGATGCGGTTATTGACTGCAATCAGGCGTTCTTCAATGCGAACAACGATCCCAATTGTTTCAGTCAATTGATCCAGCTTTTTTTCGATTCTACTGAGCCTATCTTCAGTCATCTTCTGCCAGCGACTCTTTTAGTGCCTGAACGTAACAGTTCAAAGCTGTTTGGATGATATCGAATTCAGACTTGAGTCCATTAGCTTTGCCCTGGCATTGCTGGATTTGAGCAACCATTAGCTTTTGCTCATCAGTCATGTCTTCAATCGAATATTCTTTGTCGTCTAATGTGATCATTTTGATCCCCCGTTAATTATTTCGCCATTGTACAGCTAATCAAAAAAATAACCAGACGCTACCACGGCAACCCAGAAGCATTCACCGGATTTTTCTGCAACTCGATATTCGCATCAAAGCTCGCTTCAAGAGCTTCAACGTCCATCGTCGCCTGAACCCAGCCCAGCACGATTTCTTCGGTCAGATCTTCAAAGGCCACAAAGTCTTCGGAAGATTCATCAGGCGTGAAAGAGCAAGTACCGTAACTGCTGGCAGAGTAATCGCCGTCAGTCTTTGAAACTCTCCAGTGAGCAATGGTCACGCCGCCGTCAGCGACAGTTCGTTCGAGTTGTGAAATCGTCCAGTTCATTTTTGTTTCGCCTTGTTGTTTAGGAATGCAAAAGTCTCCATGAGCTTGTAAGCCTTAGCCACCCAAGCATCGTCCTTCGGGGTTTCAGTGTAGTTAGCGATAACACTAGCCGCAGTCACTAATGATGTTGCAAAAATGTAAAAATCTAATAAGTAATCCATTTGTTATGCTCCTTTTAAATTGCTGCGATAATGAAGGCTAGTAGTTCAGGATAACGAACACCCAATCTAGTACGTTCTGTAGCGCCTTCTGGTGCGTCTGCCAATGTTTGGAAGGTATCAGTGCGGGTGTAGGCATCTTTAGCTTCAACAGCTTCTACGCCTTCAACAGCTTCGCTAACAAGCTCACCATCTTCGTCGTAAACAGCTTCTACAGCTTGTACAAATTCAACAGCTTCTACAGCATCGACTTCAGTTTGAGTTTCCCACCATGTGTCGCTGATAAACATTGCGTAGTCGCCTGCGTCTAAACCTTCAGCAGCAAATGCAGCTTGCAAGTCTTGAGCAATGATTCCAAAGTGTGTACGGGCGTCATCACCTTTTTTAGCTACTGCGTCTTTCCAGCGGAACTTTCTAATTAGCCCTTTGCAGGCTACAGCCACAGCAGTCTCAGCGGTGTTTAACTCTTCAATGTCTTGCTTGTCGTTGCGATCAGAAGTCTGAATAGTGCCATTAGTTGCTCTGATGTCATCCCATCTGTAAGAAGGATGTCCAACATCAAAAAGATTATCAACAGCAGGATGGATAACATATGTGACTGCGTTACCATTAACATTCAGTTTTGCTGCGTTTATGGTAGCAGTAGTCCCCACCAACAAATTGCCGCTGGCGTCGAGCCTCATGCGTTCTGTTAAGC